ATGATCCGTGAACGTTCAGTGGCACAAGGATTGAACTTGATGCAACAAGGGCGCACAATTCCGGCAGTGGCCAATGTTGGACAGATCTTCCCAGCATGGAAGTTCGGCGGAATCCGCCCTGAACGCATGTTGAGCGGTGGAGAGGCTCGGAACTTTTGGTTGAACTATTCAGCCGATCAATCCGAAGCCATGTTGAACACGGCAACTCTACGAAGTTATGTGAAGGGTGCGCGAACAATGGCAGCGTTTGACAAGGCATTTGGTGTTGATAGTGCCGTTCTTGGAAACATTCCCGATTGGATTCGATTCGGTTTGAATCGTGGATTGGTCTCAGGTCCGATCCGAGCACAACAACCGCCACGCAAGTTGGCGGATAATGGCAATACTCTGATGTTCTGAGATGAGACTCATGGCTTTAGAACCAGTCGCTCCTATTGACAAGGAGCAAAATGAACGGATCGTTTGGTGTGAACGTTTGCTGTATCTCATTGTATTGCTACAATTCCCACAGATCGCTTCTCTCCTATAGCTGTAGAACTGCAACGTTGCACTTCTACAGCTATTCCAACCGATCCGCTTCACGGAGCAATTCTTCAATTGAATCGGCAGCTCTGACTAACATATCTTTGTAGTGAACAAACAAATTGTTTTTTTGACTGATCTTTCGCATTTGCCTCATATATTTTTCCAATGAGTCTGCTTCTCTTGCTGTAATGCCGGCTGAACTGTGCCTGTTTCGAACTTGCTTTTTTTTGCTTGGAACATATCTCGGTAAAACCCGACTGCTACGGTCTCGCATGGTGATCACTCCTCAAGATGGCCTATCATCATGTCGGGTCCACGATAGCATTTTGAAATCGGTGGCGCATTCTTGCACAACTGCTTTGATGATCCACACACAGAACACTTCCACCGTACAAAAGTCCCATACAACTTGTCAGGGCCATGATGAATATCCCAGTAAATGCCGCATTCACATGAGAGTCCAATGGTACAACTGCCGATGCCGTGAGAAGGGACGGGTGATAGCGTCTTACCGCAGTCGCACTTCATTCAGAAGCCTCCAACGTCGGACAGTCAGCAGTCCAATGATTGCCAAAACAATTCTTACACATGTAGTTCTTGGGTGGTTTTGGTTTCACTTTTACTTCACTTTCAATGTGGTCAGCAGATCGCAATTGTTGCCGCACCCAGTGGGAGAAGTTCACCCCATCTCCAACTAACTTCTTACGGATTGCATCGCTTACTTCATCAAGGCTGATCGTGCGGTTTGGCATCACTCTTCCTCCTGATTTGATTTTGCACATGCCCATTCTTCTGAGCAGTAGCAAAGCCATCCTTTGCATGTCTTCTTTATCGTCAAGCCTCGTTCAATGGTTTTGTTCCCCATGTTTAGATCCAAGAGTGCATAGTATAAGTATGTACGCATAAAAGTAGTCGTTAAATAGGTGTTATTTACGTGGGGTGGGTGTGCGGGGGGAGTAATATAGAGCCCTACGGGCTCTGGCATGCCCCTGTACGGCTTCGCCGTGAAGATGGAGGTGCTGTTTGGGGCCGATCCATAGCTGTAGAAGTGCGACGTTGCAGTTCTAAAGCTATATTAACTGTCATTCGTTAGAAGGATCATGGCAAAAGCAAGCCGAGACCTAATTTTGAGAGACCGTCTGCAGTTCGATGTAGATGCGAATGGAGACACAGCACTTGTTTATGGACGAGTTGACCTATCAGACTTCGTTAATGTAGTCAAGCGAGAAGGTATGGCAGTCAAAGAAGTTCGTTATCAAATCCGTGACCCAACCGCTTCCGGCGTGACTGGTGTGTTTAATCCACTCATGTCTTTGGCTTCCGAAGCGTTTGGATCTCTCAAGATTTTTACCACAACCACCGCATACGAAAATGCGTATGATGTGGGGATTGCTTCACCGGACGTTATCAGCGTGTTTGAACTAACCACTGTCCGTGATAACGCTGGTGCTACTGATGAATCATTCGCAAACCAATGGGTTCTCTTTGGTACGCCCGACCTTCACCCTCAAGGATACAATGTCGTCAGCGACCTATTAGTTGGAGTGTGTGCGAACGACATCACAAATTTCAGTAGTCAAACGCTTGAAATTGACATTATGATCATTGGTGAACCTGTTAAATTGTCCGAAGGCGACATGACTGAGATGCTCACGCAAGCACAAGACCTCTGAGGTGGTCTTAGTGCCAACTGATTCACAAGGGCGGTACTATTCTCGCCGCATCGACTTAAGCGATGAAGAAGAACTGGCCGAGCGTTTAACCGCAGGTGCTCAAGGTGCTATGACTGGTGCTAAAATTGGTTCATTGGTCCCATTAGGGGGTACTGCCGTAGGTGCAACACTTGGCGGCATAGCTGGATTTATTCTTGGAGACCAAGAAACAGTCTTCCCAATTGACATGATAGCGATCCCCGCATACCAAGCATATCTAATTCAAGGCACACCAGCATTCCAAATTTACATCAAAGAAGGTGAAGTGCTCACTCAAGTTATGTTGACTGACGCTCAAGAGGCTTCAACCAAAGCTGTAGAACTGCAACGTGACACTTCTACAGCTAAACCAAAACGCAAATTATCCAAATGGAATAAGTATTGTGCCAAAAAATCAAACCAAATCAGATTCAAATCAGGCAAAAAGAAAGGCTTGCTCAACTTGAAAAAGATGGGCGTTGAATATCGCAAAGGGAACAAGACTCCTAAGAAAGGGAGGAAGAACTGATGGTGCTAACTGAGATCCGTGAATCGATTGAAATTGATGAGGTTGAACTAACAGGTTCGACAATTGGAATTGTCCAAAAGAAAATCAATCTAAAACCCATGATGTTGCATCGCATAATGCAAATGGATCTTTTTCAAGATGCGATTATCAAGACTGATTCGCCCACAGGTGTAATTATTGAGTGGTTTGTGTCGCCGTACCCAATCATTTATTCCAACATGGAATTGTCAAACATCTACGGCAAAAGGGGACCGGTTGCGGCAAATGATACAGTTCTAATGAAGGCAATCACTGAACAAGACCCCACGCCGGATCGCTTCGGATCTATTCGACAGTTCCCCAACCAATTTTTGGGTGCAGCTCCTACATTTTCATTCTATACACCTACGCTATACATCACCGGCATTGTTCACGCAGAAGCCGGATCTATTGTAGGGAACCTTGCTTTTTCATTCTATGTGGCAAGCGATGACAAAAAAGCCAACCCCACTTCTTATGGCTTGGGGATGATCCGTGAACGTTCAGTGGCACAAGGATTGAACTTGATGCAACAAGGGCGCACAATTCCGGCAGTGGCCAATGTTGGACAGATCTTCCCAGCATGGAAGTTCGGCGGAATCCGCCCTGAA